CGTTCCGCCATTTGGTAGTAAGGTTGGTCAATTAGCAAATGTGACAACTTTAAAAAACGATGGAGAAACATCTACAGTTATTAAAAAGGATCAAAATTTTATAAACGAAAACTTATCTGCATATAATCAAACTGGAATTGCTGGCAATTATGAACCAGTTGAATCACAACCACAGTTAATGTTATACATGCCAGCTGATATACAAGACGCATATAAAGCAGATTGGGAAGGAAAAGCATTTGGGTCTGCTACTGCTGGAGTTTTAGCATCTGCTGGTCAAGCAGGAACAGCAAATAAATTAAAGAGTGCTTTAAGAACAGCAGGAGGTATAGCAAATAGATTACCAGTAAATGCTGCTGCTAGTTTGATAACTGGTTTAGCAAAAGGTATAACTGGAGATCAAATAAGTGCAAGTGATGTGTTTGCTGGCATCTCAGGTGTTATAAAAAACCCAAACGTTGAATTGTTATTTCAAAAAATGAATTTGAGAACATTTGATTTGACATTTAAGTTATCACCATACAACGCAGGAGAAGCAGAAGATATTAAAACTATAGTATCAACATTTAAAAGAGCAATGCTACCATCATATAGTTTAGGTGATGCAAGTGTCTTTGGATTTGACGGGGATGATAGTCCTGTAACTGGTACTCAAAGTTTTGCAATAGAAGCAGGATTCATAAAAGTTCCACAACTATGTCAAGTAATGTTTATGCATGGAGATGGTAGAAATAGATATCTTCCTAAGTACAAAATGTGTGCTATTACAGATGTTGGTGTAAATTATACTCCAGATGGTAACTATGCTGTATTTGATGGAGGAGATCCAGTTGCAACTGAATTAAAAATTAGTTTCATGGAAACAAAACTCATCTTCGCTGAAGATGTAGCAGAGGAACAATGGAAAGTTCCAATGAAAAATCCTATTAGTGGAGGTTACTAATGTACTTTTCTTTAACACCAGACATAGCATACGATCAAAAACCGATCAAGTATCCTTTTTCTAAATCAGATAAAGTTGTTGCTAAAAATTTCTTTCGTAGATATAAAATTAATGATGATATATTTTCTTATGCTACATTCTTTAAAAAGTATGCAGTTCAAGAGGGAGAAACTCCTGCGACTGTTGCACAAAAAGCATATGGTAATCCATTCTTTGATTGGGTAGTTATAATAACAAACAATTTAGTTAATGCACAGTATGATTGGCCTCTAAGTAACTATGATTTATATAAAACAATAGAAAAAGAATATGATGATCCATATACAGAGATACATCATTATGAAACAATAAAAATTGGTCAATACCCTGCTGGTTTACATGTTGACCAAGCATTTTATGATAAACAACATAAAATAAACGATAACGGAACTGTATCTATAGTAAATGGAAGTGCTATCTGTGGTCCTATCACAGTTGCAGATCATTATGAAAAAGAAAATGAAAAGAAAAGAGAAATATATCTTTTAAAACCAACATACTTCCAAGGATTCGTTGAAGACTTCAGAAAAAATAATCTATATAAAAAATCTGATAGTTACATTAGTAGTAAATTAAAACAAACTGGATAATTATGATATTTTGGATAGGATTTAGCATCATGTTTCTCAATGAAGGATTCGTGATGATGAGACACATCTCGCCTTGGTTTGCAGAGCAAAGGGAGAACCTCATAGAAAAATTTGGTGATGGGTGGCAAACCTTTCATGGTATAGTTGATTATCTTTGGGTGATTGTTGTAGCATTAGGATTTGGATTCTCACCACATAGATTGAATCATCTGTATGCTTTCCTCACTTTTTGGGGAACCGCATTCACTTTCATTTACCTACGTATGTGGGTATTGAAATGGGTGAAGACTTTATAGACAAAAAAATACCCAGAAAAATTTTCTGGGTTTTATAGAATTTAATTTTTGAATTTGAATTTACTTAAATAATAGATTCAAATATGCTGCTATGACTAACAGTGTTAGACATAGTTGATTGTACCTCACTCCTCAGCAAGACGTGCGAAGTATGAAAGAGCATCGTCATCTTCAACGATTGCTTCTTCCTTTACAGGTGTTGGTGCTGCAGCAACTGGTGTTGGTGGTGCAACAACTTCATACTCTTCATCATCTACTGTAGGTGCTACAGGTCTTTGACCTATTGCAAGAACAAGATTAAGACGACGCTCAAGATCTTGATAAGACTTGAACTGTTCCTTAGAAGTAAATGACTCTACGGAATGTTCTTGTTTGTAGATTGCTTCCAGTTCAGAATCATCTGCACTAAGAGCACTAACACTATCAAACTCACTGCTGTCATAGTTCCAGTACCCTGCAACTTTTTTAATTTTCAACTTGAAGTTAGCACCTTCCCATAGATCAAACACATTTACTGGTGTCTCATCTTGGAACTCAGGTTGCATTGCTGCAAGTATCTTGTCATGGATTTTCTTACCATACTTGTACAAGAAAGTTTTACCTTCGTTCTCAGGGTGCTTAGGATCTTTCACGACATAGATGTTGCTGTAGTAGGAGAGTTTTCTCTTCTGTTTACGAGCAGTCTCTTTGTCTGAATCTTCACCACTGTTCCATAGTCTACGATTGATCTCACCAACTGGATCTTTCTCACCTAATGTGGTAAGAGAGTTCTCGATGTACCAACCACCAGGACCTTGGAAAGCATGTGAATATACTTTTGCCCATGGAATTGTTTCTCCCTCAGGAGCAGGAAGGAAACGGATAACTGCGTACCCATTACCAGAAGCGTCAACCTCAGGTTTCCAGAACCTTTCATCAACGTTCTTACCGCTGGAGGACTTCTCTAATTCTTTCTGTAAGAAAGAGAAATTGTTCTGGGATTTACGCTTTAGATCTGCGAATGACATAGATTACCTCGGATTATTTTAGATTTGGTTTATGTGATGCCCTATCACTTGAACATTATAACAGGCACAGGTAAGGGCGTCAACCCTGTGCCTCTGTTTGTCTTTTCATTGACTCAACTTTTTCTAGAAGTTCATCGAACATTACTTCTATACTATCATCAGGTTTTGCACCTAACATTATGATGCCCTGCTTCATGGTATCAACCACAGACTTTGCTTCGGGATCATCACTTAGTTTAGCACGTGCATAAAATATTTTCTGCTTTTCAATCAACGTTGTCAGTGCTTCAAAATATTCTAGTTTCCTATCATGATCTAACAATATAAAATTCATTGCAGATCTGAAACAGAACTGTTGAAGTTCCATCATCTCTTGAATGTCTCCTCGGACGATATCGGATTTAAAAAAACTCATACTAACATTAATTTTGCTCTACTTGTTTTCTTCATGAAGTTTAACTGCTGTGCCTCGTGACGGAGTTTCTCCTTCAAAGGTTTACTTATTAATTTATTTACACTATCTAATTCAATTTCATTGAGTTCACAGTAGTGGATAACCGAATCAATATAATTCATTTCTGGATTGTGTATAGCAATCTTCTCCACTTCCTGCGAGAATCTCGCAGCGGTCATAAATTTATCCTCTAATAATTGTTTTTTGTCCATATCGTTCTTGGTATTCGTCGATGTAACCCATCAACTGGATGAAAAATTCTTTCTTAGGTGGGAGCACCTTCACTTGAGTTTCTCCATTCTCACAAGCAACGATAGTAACGATCTGTTTCACTGATAGATCGTATAATTCTTGTAGCATACATGCGTACGCTACTTCTTGCACGAAATAATCTTGCAAGTATTGTTCTCGTTTTGGTACTGCTGAAGTTTTAAAATCAATTATCGACAGCACACCATCAAACTCTGCGATACAATCAACTCGCCCTGCTAACTCAAGATGTTTACTATACAGGGCTGCTTCTTGGAGGTATATATTATTTATCCTATCTAGAACTTGGGTACTGTGATGGAACATTAAGACTGGAAGTGGATACTTACCATACTTTTTTAAGTCCAACTCATTATTCAAATAATCTTCTACGATAGAATGATACTTTGTACCTCGACTGGTAGATCTTGCAGTAATATTGTCTGCTTTCTCTTTACCAACTCTCTCTCGCCAACGAGCAATGCCAGCCATCTTCTTAGCATTGTTACTAATCACAGTGGTGACAGATGGAAACCTATCTCCTTCGGGTGTAGAGTAAACACGTTTGCCTTCTACCATTGTAGCACACATTTCAATAGGATCAAGTCCAATGTGATTAAATGTTTTCATAATCCTAAATTAAGTTTACTGATAAGGTAAGACTTAACAAGACCAGACCTAACAATATCTTCAATACCAAA